ATGTCATGTAATTCATTGGCAGGCAGCGTTGCGTCCAGAGAGCAACGCATCATCCAGATGGCGTTGTGCTTGCTGGAAAAACGGGTACGAAAAAATGCGCGACAGTTTAAAACCTCGGAGGACACCAAAAGCTGGTTGATGTTGGAACTCAGCAGTCTGGGGCGTGAAGTCTTTATGGTGCTGTATCTGGATAACCAGCATCGTCTGATAGAAAAGGAAGTTATCGCACTGGGCGGTATCAACAGTACCGAAGTGCATCCACGTGAAATCCTCAAAGCCTCACTGCGCCATAATGCCGCCGCCGTGATACTGGCACACAATCATCCTTCCGGCTGTGCCGAGCCCAGTCAGGCTGACCGCCATATCACCGACAAGCTGAAGGACTCACTGTCACAACTCGACGTCAGAGTCCTCGATCATCTGGTTGTCGGCGGTACTGAGGTAGTGTCGTTCGCTGAACGTGGCTGGTTGTGATGCTCACATTTACTACCGCTCTTTTATAAGGAAACCATCATGCCATCATCGGAGACCCCGGAATGGGGACTAAAACGTGCCGTCATGCCGCAATTCGGAGCCAGGCTGGTGCAGGAAGGTCACTATCTGCATTATCTGGCAGACCGGGCCAGCATTGTCGGTACGTTTAGCGAAACGGAAGCCCGTCATCTGGAACGCTGCTTCCCTGAGATGATTAAGCAGTTGGAACAAAAACTGTGCTCGGGTGAGTTGAATCCCCGCCAGCAGGGCTGCATCACGCTGCATTGCAACGAATGGACCTGTGAAGCCGATACGCTGGGCAGTTTTGGCTACGTGTATATTGCTATTTATCCCTCTTCAGCGGCAACACAATAATCCGCTGCTTCTCTCCCCATTCTGAACATTTCCCTGATTTTATCGACTTAACCTGAAGAGAATATTCCCATGCAAACAACACCTGCAATCCCGTTACGGGAGGATCAATCCTGCCCGCCACCCATAGCCGTTTGGCAGCAACTACTGGTCTATCTGTTGGAGAAGCACTACGGCCTGACGCTGAACGATACACCATTCTGTGAGGAAAACGTGATTCATGAGCACATTGATGCTGGCGTCACGTTGGTCAATGCCGTGAATTTTCTGGTGGAGAAATACGAACTGGTGCGTATCGATCGCAACGGCTTTAACTGGCAGGAGCAATCGCCGTTTCTTACCGCCGTTGATGTTCTCCGTGCCAGACGTGCTACTGGCTTGCTCAAGGCATAAAGATTGCGAGCGGCTTTCCAGTCACACCACGCCAAACCTGTTTATTCCTCTCTCCGATGCATAATGCGCCAGCCGGTAAGGGCTGGCGCATTTGCTTTTATGTATGGACCACAAATGATGCAAATTGAACCCGAGGTTTTAACCGAACACACCGAGCTGATTTGCTCGACCAATATCGAACGTATCGTTACCGGACGTGATACCGCGCTGCAACAGATAGAACAACTCCTCAATCAGCTACAGTCGATCTCAACGCTAACGGCGACTATCGGTGGCGGCACCGCCGAAGACTGGGCATTAAAGCAAGGACATCGCTACGATTGCTGGCTAACAGAAGCACCCAACAAGGCGATGCCAACCATCACCCGCACGTTGGATCGCAATATCTGGCGCGACCTGATGCTAAAATCCGGCATGCTGTCGCTGATGGATGCCGAAGCACGTACCCAGTGGCATAAAAATCTCGATGAAGGGGAGCTACCGGTCATCAGTGAAGCCAATATACTCAGCACCTTTGAGCAACTTCACCAGAGCAAGCAGGAGGTATTCGAGCGTGGGGTGATTAATGTATTCAAAGGATTATCGTGGGATTACAAAACCAATCACCCTTGTTACTTCGGTAAGAAAATCATCATCAGCAATCTGGTGACCTACAATCGCTGGGGCTTTGGTCTGAACTGGGGCTGGCGACGCGATCAACTGGCCGATCTGGAGCGTATGCTGTATCTGCTGGATGGTAAACCGATCCCCGACAACCGAGGCGATGTCACCATCCGGCTGATGGACCATATCCGTGATAATCCCCATCAGCAGGAATACGAGGATGAGTTCTTTAGCGTGCGTTACTTTCAGAAAGGCACCGGGCATCTCACCTTTAAACGTCCTGACCTGATCGATCAGATGAATGACATTATCGCCAAACATTATCCGGGGATGTTGGCGGCAAGGTAGTGATCGACCGGCTGGATGTGGGATGGAGATTACTCATCTCTTGGCTACGATGTCTGTAGTGCTAATCTGGTAATGTAAAAGAGGATGCGGCATGTCACGTGTCGTTTGGCGGGAGAAGGGCAATGATGAGAAAAGGGAATAGTAGTATCTCAAGAACTGCTGCATTAACCGATGATGTGAAAGACGCAGATACGACTGCGATCGATCACTTGCGTGTTACTACGTCATCGGAGGAGGGCTGGGATAGTTGGTTTGCTACCGAGGTGGCTACTTCTGATTTTATGGAGGATAGGGAGCAGCCTAAAGAATCTCAGACCTGATGATGGCGGTGAACCGATTGCCAGAAATGCACTCGCTGTCTTGATAACGGTTTTGCTATCTAGAGTAAACCACGATAGCATCTAACCGCTGAATAAAGTTGTACCGATGTTATTTATACATCAGATTTTGCATCGCAACATTTTTAACATCACTGTTGAATTGTGTGGCTACTAGTCACTGGTGTGAAGGGAAAAAGACTGAGTATACAAATGAGGATATATCGCCTATGTTCACTTATGATGTGTCTTTATTTTCAATAAGATGGGTTTGTTTTTCAAGTCCCGCCCCGGCACCATTGATTTAAAAAGAATTAAAACAAGCACTTATGTGCAATGTCGTAGACCGCCGAGAGGCGGTTTTTTTGTGCCTGAAAAAAGGCAAGTGGCAGCAAAATGGCAGCAGAGTGGCAACAGCATGTAAAAGGAGCAGTGGTAATGGATATTAATTCGTTAGATAAAGTTAAGCAGTGTTTAAAAGTTTTGTGCTGCATTGCTCCTTTGTGTTGCGGTATCTATGCTGCAATTATGTACTTTGTTGCTGGAAACATATGGAGCGGTTTAGGGAGTTTGTTGACCGGTATCGGAATATCTTGGGGAATAATGATGTCGTTCATGTGGGGGAGACTTGAACTCAATATGAACTCATTATGGTTTGTTTTATGCACAGCATTAGGTGTGATAGGAGTTTTTGCTGGAAGCAAGATGTTTGACCATCGCTACATTGAAGTTCGCCAAGAGTTGGTATTCGCCTTTCTGAGTGCTCCAACGTACTGTAGCAGTGATCTGACTGAGTTAATGCTAAAGGGGGCAGAACACTGCTCGACTCAATTATTATCAGACATGATGGATTTTAGCAGTCAAATGTCAAAGGCGATCCGTTTGGATCCCGTATCCTCGTTAGTTGATAGCACTTACTCTGCAGGGCAAGACAAAAAAGTTGATAGATGCTTAGTGGACTATATTGTGCTGAAAAAACAGTGTCCTGATGCTTTTCTCATGGTTGAGAAAAAATTTCCTGAACTTCTGCATTAGTACAAGAAATTAAGCGCCATTACTATCCTTTAGTTTCTGGCGCTTAATGATTTATAGAGCTAAATCCAACTGATTTTCCCCTTTGTGACTACGGGGAAAGATATTGGTGGGGACACATGCGCCAGACGCAGGTTTTGTTTCGTTCAATGCTTCATCAATGTGCGTCATGCTGGTAAAGCAGTAACCGCACATCATATTTTGGCACTGGTGATAACTACGTCGAACCAATGGGCTGAGTTCTACGCTGGTACGTGTTTTTGCAGTTGCGCGGCACTTTGGACATTTGATCGCCATGACAACCCCTCAAACGGTTGGTGTTACTGGTATTATACACAGCAGTTGTATTAATCATCATTATCGTCTGCTGCCCAGTCCGTTATTTTCACTTCAAATTCCAGCGATGTAGTAAATCCCGATTGGCTTATTTCATGGACGCAGCGCGTAATTATCCAGTCTGCATTATCGATAACTGCTTTAAAGCCAGACATACGGGCGTGTAATTCGGGATATAAATCAGCACGACCCCGCGCTAATGTCATACTGAATTCCGCCGCACCACGTTGCAGTTTTGACCATTTAGCCGCTGCGGCACGTTTTGCCGCCTGCTCGGTTTTAAACGTCGAGCGCATGACGCAAACATTGCCCTCGGTTCCCTCCAAATAATTCCCCTCCTTACTGCTGGATACCGGCGCTTTCTTTTTAGCGGGGGTATTGGTTTTGCGTTTATTTTTTACCTTTGTGGTCTTGGTTTTTCCAAAATTCAGATCCAGCCAGTACGCCGTAACACCGGTATAGGCGTCACGATCAGCAACACGGAAACTGTGGTTGTCGCCGCTGCTGCGGGTAATGGTGATAGCCGGTAATGGCTTGCCGCTTTGCGAAACCGCCTGACCTGGAACAATGAACAGCAACATGCCGTTTTTTATGGTGGCGATTGCCCCTACCATTTCCGCCATGCGCGTAAGGAAGCTGATATCTGATTCATTCGTCTGGTCAGCGTGATCAAGTTCCAGCTTCGCCAGCCGTTCCGTTACACCCGCTTTCAACCCGTAGCGGCTGGCAATGGCAGATACCACAAATCCAACGGTCACATTGTGCCAACTGTATTCGCGTTTGACATTGAATGACTCTCTGAAATCGGCACTGCGGGCGCTAATTGTTAGCTGATCCGGTGGGCCACGATGTGCAATTTCATCAACCGTAAATGTTCCTTTGCTGATTAGCGGCTCATTCGCCCAGCCCAGCGCCACGGTAACCTTTGCCCCACGCTCCGGCAGTGCTAATTTTCCGTCTGCATCATCCAGCACCAGTTCCAGTGAATCCGCCTCAAATCCGCGATTATCCGTCAGCGATAACGACATCAGCCGATCATTCAGCTCTGTAACCTGCTTATCACCAACCCTCACCATAAACGCCGGACGGGGTGAATACTCGTCCAGCCGCCCAGAAATAGCCCCTACCGTGTCCATGATTGACATTGTTACCCCCTGATCTCCGCCTGAATACTCGCGTTACGCGCGCGTAGGGACAATCGGCGGTGATTGTCGCGATTCTAAGACACAGCAAACGCCGTGCGCCTGCAACGAAATCCCGCAATCATGAATCCGGACATTTGACGCATTGAGGCAACAAGCATGGCGACTAATTATCATCACGGTGTGACCGTCCGAGAAACCACGGATCTCAGCACCATCATTAACGATATCGACTCGGCAGTGATCGGCGTGGTGTGTACCGCCGATGCCGAGACGTTCCCGTTAAACGAACCGGTATTACTCACCCGCGTTGCCAGTGTGTTAGGCAAGGCAGGAAAAACCGGTACGTTACACACGACGCTGAAATGCATTTCCGATCAGGCCAGTCCTCAAACGGTGGTGATTCGCGTTGCAGATGCGGCGAATGCGCAGGCGGAAGGCAATGAACCTAAACCGACTCAAGATCAGTTAGTGATCGGCGGCTCCGATGCCAACGGGCGCTATACGGGGCTGTATGCGCTGCTGTCGGCAGAAGCGCGAATTGGTGTTCGTCCGCGTGTACTGGCAGTGCCGGAGCTGGACGCTCAAGCCGTTGCCGCACAACTGGCCGTAATTGCTGAAAAGCTAAACGCATTCGCCTATGTCAGTGCGCATGACTGCGCAACTATCGCGGCGGCGAAAACGTACCGTGAGAACTTCTCCCAGCGCGAATTGATGGTGATCTGGCCTGATTTCATCGCCTATGACACGGCCAAAGGGGAAAACGCGATCGTACCTGCGCCAGCGTTTGCGGTTGGCCTGCGTGCCAAAATTGATGCGGAGACTGGCTGGCACAAGGTGTTATCCAACGTTGCGGTAAACGGTGTGCTGGGACTGAGCAAAGATGTGTATTTCACGCTACAGGGAACCGATACCGACGCCGACGAGCTGAACAGCAACGGCATCACCACGCTGATTAAGCAAAACGGCTTTCGCTTTTGGGGATCGCGCACCTGTGATCGTGAAACCTACCTTTTTGAAAGCTATACCCGTACAGCGCAAATCCTCGCAGACACCATCGCAGAAGCGCATTTCTTCTACATTGATAAGCCGCTGACGCCCTCACTGGCAAAAGATATTGTGGACGGCATCAACCGCAAGTTAACGGCGCTGGTCACCGCTGGCCGTCTGTTGGGTGCGAATTGTTGGTATGACAAAGAAACCAACACCGGCGAAACGCTGCGCACTGGAAAATTAACCATCAAGTACAACTACACACCCGTTCCGCCATTGGAGCATCTGGATCTGGTGCAGGAGTTTACTGACGAATACTTCGCGACGTTTGCCAACACGTTCAGCGGGTAAGGGGTAATCATGTCTCTGCCAAAAAAACTTAAATACTTCAATCTGTTTATCGACGGTGACAACTATTTCGGTCAGGTGCCGGAAGTGACACCGCCTAAGCTCACGCGCAAGACAGAAGACTATCAGGCGGGTGGCATGCCTGGCTTTATCGCGATTGACTTCGGTTTTGATGCGGGCGCGCTGGATATGGAAATCACGCTCGGCGGGCTGGATGCCAACTTGCTGAAAAAATGGGGCGTCGCCACTGCGGACGGCATGCAAACGCGCTTTGCAGGTTCGTATCAGGATGAAGCCACAGGCGAAGCGGTGCCGTGTGAAATCCAGACGCGTGGCCGGTTTACCGAGCTTGACCCAGGCTCTGCCAAAGTGGGTGAAGATACGGCACATAAATACACGCTGAAGAATACCTACTTCAAGCTGACGATCAGCGGTGAAGAGGTCATGGAAGTGGATGTGCTGAACATGATTTATAAAGTGGCCGGTGTCGATATGCTGGAAAAACACCGCGCTAACGTTGGGCTATAACAGGAAATTTCTACCATGACTGAGAAACAAAATAACGTCATCATTCTGCAAAACCCGATCGTGCGTAAAGGCGGCGATGTGAAAGAAGTCACGATCACCGGCGCACTGAAGCAAGCCGGATCGCTGCGTGGGCTGAAGGTCTACGATGTGATGACGTCCGATGTTGATAGCCTACTGACGTTGCTTCTGCGTGTCACCAGTCCAGCGCTGACGAAAGAAGAACTAACCACGATGGATACCTGGGACTTTTGCCAGCTATCCAATGCGGTGGCCACTTTTTTGCAACCCTCTTTCCCAGCGAACGAGACGGGCGCGGTAACGGCGTAATTCAGTGCCCGTTTAACTGTGTTGAAGAGGTGATGGCCGACATCGCAGCAATTTTTCATTGGTTGCCGTCGGCGATGGATGCCATGCCAGTAGATGAGCTGCTGGCATGGCACAGCCGAGCGGCCGTTAGAAGCGGAAACTCGGAATGACAGATCGCAATCTCAATATTCGCGTGGCGTTCAGCGCGATCAATAATATGGCTCGGCCCGTCAGTGCAGCACGCAGCGGCACGGCGGCGCTGGCCGATCAAATCAGAGCAACACAAAACACTCTCAACGGACTAGGACGGCAGGCTAGCAGCTTTGACCGACTGAGCGCCGCATCGGCTAAAACAACCCGCGAACTGGAACAAGCGAAAGCCAAAGCGGCGGCGATGCGTGCTGAATTTGGCGCAGCCAGTACGCGAACGGACGAACAAAACGCGGCGCTGAAACGGCAGCGGGAGCTTATCCGGCAATTATCCACCGCTCAGACAAACGAAACCGAACAGTTAACGCAACTGCGGGCAGAGCTGGCACGGCATGGCGTGATACTGGATCGCAGCCGCAGAGCGACAGACCAGATTAGCGATCAGACTGCACGCTACAACCGCCAGTTAGCGGAACAGCAACGGCGACTGGCCGCAGTGACACAGGCGCGTGCACGCTACGATCGGATGCAGCAGACGGCGAGTAATCTGCGTAGCACGGGGGCAATGGCAATCGGTGCCAGCGCAGCCGGTGCGTATGTCGGCGCAAGAATGATGACCCCCAATCTGCAATCAGATAAAAGCGGGGCAGTGATTGCCGCACAAAATGCGGAAGCCTCCGCAATGGGCTCTCAGTACTCGCGCATAATCAAAAGCATTAACAGTGATGGCGTGAGCGATGACCTCAGCCATATTGCCAGCACCGTATCCGCGGTGCGTAGCTCACTAGGGGCATTAGGGGAAGTCGGTGAATCTGAATTAGACAGGATCTCGCGCAAAGCATTGGATATGCAATCCGTGCTTGGCGGCGATACGGCGGAACACATCCAGATTGCCGCCATTATGATGAAAAATGGCCTGGCTCGCAGCAGCGATGAAGCATTCGATTTGATGACGGCGGGAATGCAACGCGTGTCTACCCAGATGCGCGGCGAGTTACCTGAGATATTGCATGAGTATTCAACGCATTTCAGGAACATGGGTTACAGCGGTTCTGAAGCCATGACACTGCTGGTCAAGATGGCGCAACAGGGGAAATTTGCGCTGGATAAGATCGGTGATGCCGTCAAAGAATTTTCTATCCGTGGCTCTGACCTGTCCAAAGCCAGCGTAGCGGCGTATGACACTATCGGCTTGAATGCGAAACGTGTCGCGTCGGCCATCGCCAGCGGTGGCGCGCAAGCACGTAACGCGATGCAGCAAACTGCGCAGGGGCTATTGAAGATTAAAGACCCTGCCGAACGGGCAAATGCGGCCATTGCATTATTTGGCACACCAATAGAAGACCTGTCTGTCGATCAGATCCCTAATTTCCTGTCAGCGCTAGCCAATACCAAAGACCAGTTCAGCGATGTCAGCGGAACGGCTGAACGTATGGGCAGCACGTTACGCGATAACCTGTCGGGGGATATCGACAAGCTCGGCGGCGCACTGAGCGGGCTACGTTTTGCCATCTTTGAAAATGACTCAGGCGTTTTGCGCAAACTGGCTCAAGGCGCGACGACGTTAGTGAATAGCGTCCGCGAGTGGGTAACGGCTAACCCTGAGCTTGCTCAAACGCTGCTAGTTGTTGTTGGCGGTGCGCTGGCCCTCACCGCTGCAATTGGCACCGTGTCCCTTGCTACCGGCATATTGATGGGGCCATTTTCCAAACTGCAACTTGGCCTATCCCTGTTAAGTGGTAGCAAGGGTATTGGCACCGTTACAAGTATGTTCAGCAGGCTTAGCGGTGTTATGACTGGTAGCCTGTCCAGCACTCGCGCGTGGGGTGGCATCCTTACCAGTATACGCAGTGGCATCGGTGGGATCGGCGGTATTGCTCAGGGTGTTGGCCGTTCCTTGTTGATGGTATTCACTCAGCGCGGCGCTATCGGCGCTGGGTAATGGCGTGCGGACGCTGGCGACATCAGGCTTTTCAGCATTAAGCGGATCAGGGATGGCGGTATTTAATATCTTGCGCACTGGCTTCATGCTGTTGCTCAGTCCCATCGGCATTATCGGCGCGGCAATCGTTGCGGCCGATGTATTGATTTACAAATACTGGGAACCGATCAAGGCGTTTTTCAGTGGCTTTTTCAGCGGCCTGAGTGCTGGCCTTGAACCGGTTAAAGAATCTTTCTCAGCGTTATCACCTATTTTTGATGGGATAGGGCAAGCCATTAGTGGTGTATGGAGCTGGTTCACCAAACTGTTTGAACCGGTCAACGCTTCATCGGAATCATTAAAACAATGCACAGAAGCAGGGAAAGTCTTCGGTGAAGTCGTCAGCATGGTGATTAGTGGCGTGGTGACGGTGATTTTGAAAGTGGCTGAAGGAATTGGCTGGATACTGGAAAAACTAGGAGTTATCCCTGAAGCCGCAAATGCCGCCGTTTCGGCATCAAATGCCATGAACGGCGCAATGCCGGAAAAAGGCTATGAACCTAAAAAGCCGGTTATGTATGTGTGGGATGAAAAACAAAAGAAAATGGTGGCGCAGGAATGGAAACCGCAGCCCCCCAAAGAAGCCGATGCGGTGATTAAAACCGGTGAGGCAGCAAAACAGCCGACAGGCGAAAGCAATTCCCCTAAACCCAAAGGTGCATTGCAGGATTTGACTGGCAGCAACCCAACGACAGCAAAGACAGGCAGCAAGACAACCACAGAAGAGAAAAAAGATCCCAACAAACTGGGTGATATCGTTTTTAAAAACGTGCCGCCCGCCGTCATGCTAGCGAACGGCTACCGTGAATCACAGGTTACGCCCGTACAACCTAAAGTCCCGTTACTGGAACGCGTGAAGCAAACCGCTGGTGTGCTAGCCGCTTCTGTCCTGCCGTTCACTGTGCAACCTGCTGGGGCAGACGTTCCGGCCATCCATTCACCTGCAGCACAGATGAAAACGGCGATGTCTGCCGGCATGGCCAGCACAGACAAATATGAAATCAATATCACGATTCAGGATGCACGCAGCATTGATGAAGACAAACTCGTTGCCAGATTGCGACGGGAAATTGATGACATTGAACGCCGCAAGCTGCGTCGCCAGCGTTCACAACTGACCGATCACGTATAGGACTTTTATCATGATGATGATTCTGGGTATGTTCGTTTTCATGCGGCAGACTGCGCCGTACCAATCCCTGAGCCATGACAGCAGTTGGCGACACGTTAAGAATGACCGTGTAGGTAAATCTCCGCATTATCAGTACATCGGGGCGGGCGAAGATAAGATCACGCTATCCGGCGAGTTGTACCCAGAAATAACCGGCGGTGACGTGTCATTAAACGTGCTGGAAACGATGGCCTACACAGGAAAAGCCTGGCCGCTGATCGAAGGGACGGGCAACATCTACGGTATGTACGTGATTACCAACATTAACAAAACCCGTTCCGAGTTTTTTAACGACGGTAAGGCGCGGCATATCTCATTTACGCTGAATCTGGAACGGGTTAGCGAGGATTTACGGGAAATGCTGGGCGATATGGATATCGGGTTATCCTGACAACACAGTCACTTTTAACTGTACTCGATGAAAAAAGTCTAAAGAAATCAGAAATCATCCCGATAACTATGGGTCTTTAAAAATCGCACAGGGATAAGAAGCATGGGGAATTTTTCAAACCAAAGCGGCTCAAATAATAATCAACTACACGGGTTGACTATTTTTAGATTTATTGCAGCCTTTTATGTTTTTATTTTTCACTGCCAAATTAGGTATCCTCTTGATGTACCCCATTTTGTTACAAGAATAATTAATAATGGTGCAGTTGGTATGTCATTTTTTTTCGTTTTGTCGGGTTTCGTTATGGCTTGGTCTGCCAGAAATGGCTTACGAAGTGATTATATAAAAGCAAGAATGTCAAGAATATATCCAGCATATATTTTTATGGGGATAGTGTCGCTGCCTTTTTTATTTGATATTGAAAGCGAAAAATTAATACCATCTCTTGTATTGTACTTTACAGGGATGCAATCATGGATACCAGATTCATTTTCTTCTTGGCACTTCGGGGGGTCTTGGTCGGTCTCCACAGAGCTTTTTTTCTATATGGTATTTCCATTAATACTTCCATTAGTTAAAAATAACCCTAAACTATCTTTATTGATAGCATATGTTACAACATCGCTAATCATTCCCTTTGTCATGGTGTTTAGTGGCTCAGATAATATGCCATATTTTTACATAAGCCCAATACATCGACTTCCTGAATTTGTCATTGGAATGGCTCTTGGTGTTATGTATATAAATGGTTTTAAATTAACTTTAAAAAAGTACAAGTTATTGTTAATCGGTTTTTCTTTATTGATTCTACTTTTTGTTTCTCCAGTAGGTAATTACGGATTTATGAAGAGAAATTTCGCCACTGTACTAGCAACGGCTTCTTTGGTTTTTGTTTTTGCTTGTTCAAAGATTGAATTAAGTCTATTTGCGCGGCCGTTTGTTTGGCTAGGTAAAATAAGCTATTCTTTTTATCTCATGCAAATACCTATAATATTATTTTTTGTGAAATACCCGAGTGTTTTTCTGGGGTTGGAAAACTATCAGGTTTGGATGGTTGTCGGCGTATTCAATCTCATGATGGCGACGGTTTCATATTATCTCGTTGAAGAGAAGTTTATAGCGAAAATAAAGAAAATATCTCTTGCTTAAAAATTATGGGCGTTTCGGCATGATTCGCTCCTAATTTATATCTATCAACTTATTTTATCAGCTACAGTATCAGGTAAATTCACCGTGCTTTGATGAAGAGTGATCTCTTCATCTGTAGCGGGTCGAGCCCCCTCTGTTTCATTTCCAATATAGATCCAGCCATCTTTGTGCTTCCAATATTGAATATCCATCTATTGTACCTCTAATAAAAAATACGAAGAATGCAACGCCAATTAGCCATGTTTAATCGAATATTACCTATCGTACTGGTTTTAAATGACGCGGCAAGATAATGCATGATGTTCAACTGCACAGTGCCAGCATTCAATGCTGGCAACAAAGCATAGGGGTGTGCGACACCTTGTTCCATAAAAAGAGTCATGGGATTAATCGCAAACTCACCGACACGGTATTCCCCTTCTGCGACAACACATTTAAGCAACGTATCGCAACGACAGTGCAGGGGATTAATACCGACCAATCCGTGAGATACCACGATTGGTGTGCTGGTTGCGGGCGTGTATTCACCTGAAATCCATACTCGTGACCCATTTAGATCAATGTCCGATGTACCATCAAATGCTACGCCATTAATTTTTCTGGGGGTAGCCAGCTTGGCCGCTGCCGCTGCGGTTCCCGCTATAGGTAATGCCCCAACGTCCCCCGCGTTCAGGGCAATATCTGCTGACAACTCTTTGCCGTT